CGTTTTAACTCTTTTTCTGCTAATTGACCTGCAAGACCACCCACTGGTGAATTATCACGCAGTTTTTGAAGTTCCTCAAATGAAAATCCTTTACCTTTAGGCATAATATACCTCCTTATTCCATTAATACATCAAGAGCTTTTTGCCGTCTTCTTACGCTTTTAAGAGCACCCAGACCTTGTTTCTTTTTCTTCGATTGCTTTAACAATTTTCTGGCATGTGCTTTTTCTTCTGCATTATATTCATCACCAAGTCCAAACTTGTTAATATCTTCCATAACAACTCTAGCATCTTTAACAGTCCATGACTTAAAACTTTTAGGCATTTGGAGCCTCCTGGGTTTGAGTAATTCGTTGCGCTTGATCGATATATGCTTCAGTATTACCTGGGCCTACCATGGTGTCTACGCCCATCGCTTCTCGGATTAGTTTTAAAGTATCTGCTTGTAACTTAAGTTGTTCATCTCTAAGCATTTCATTAGCACGTTGCTGTTGTTCTATACCAGCAAGTATCTTAGCCTCGATTTCTTGTGAACGTAAGTCAAGTTTAGCTTGTCGTTCATCAATCTTACTCATAATATCTGCAGTATTAGCTTCGGCCTTCTCTTTTTCAGCCGCAGCTTGATCCATAAGTGCTTGTTCTACCGGTGAAGGTGGCTTATCTTTTTCAGCTTCTGCTTGCTCAGCAACTATCTCTTTTTCTTCATCAGTCATTTGTTCTTCAAGAATTACACCTTCAAGTACCATTTGTCGACGTTTACGTTCAGCTACTTGTTCAATACCAGGAGCTTCTATATTTTTTAAAAGCACATCAGAACCAATTTCCATAATACTAGGATCTACTTGAGCTATACTTGTAATAGATTGTACAGTTTGCTGTTGTCTATTACGGAAAGCAGGACCTATAGTACATATAGTATCATAAGTACCTTGACTCATATCATTTAATTCTATAACCCTTCCTGTTTGTTGATCTACTATTCGTTTATTTATTGTTACATCTTCTGCAGAACCATCAACTCCAAGCAATCTAACTTGACGTTCAGCATCATATACGTTAGGTATAGCTCCCGTTAATATCCTACCAGTTAATTCAATAGCTCTACGAACAACCGAGAAATATTTATATGTTCCGTTATCACCTTTATTCTGGATCTGTTCAATTGCTACACCAGACTGTAATCCAGGATTGCCTCCTCGACTTGCATCGAACATACCAGCGATTTTATCGATGTCATTCGCTGCATCTTGTGCTGTTTGCTGTAAACCTATATTAATTTTTGCTCCACCAGATTCATAAGGTGGTGGTTGATTTTCAACATGATTATAAAACTGCACAGGATCAGCATTAGTATTCAGTGATTCTAATTGTCGTTTATGTCCTTCACCTTGCTGTTTAGTCATCCAATGCTTAGATCGTGGTGCTAATGCACCTTCTTCAATTTGACGGGATCGGGCATAGTTATATACTCGTTGTGGATCCATTAATTTAGTAACTGCACTATAGTATATAGTTTTATTTTCAGAAATTTTATAATTCGCAAATAATGGTACAATTGGAATCATAGTAAAGACAGTTTCTTGTTCTGGAGTAAGCCATTTTCCACCATCAAATAATCTAGAGTATACTTTAACTATTTTACGATCACGCCTACGAGACTCCGTTATTCCTTCAGCTGCAAGTTCATCTGTAACTGCTTGAAAATCTTCATCATCAATATAAACTTTACCATTATTCATTAATATAAGAGTTTCATTAACGCGTTTCTTATATAGTATCTCTCCTACATTAATTATACCTCTTTTATATGTATATACTTCAGCAGTACGACTATCTCCTATTGACATTTTTGAGCCTTTAGGAAACCGTTTATCATATACGCTTGAACCCATAGCTTCAAGAACATAACAGTACTCAGAATCTGTTTTATCTGCTTTTTCACCATTAGGATCAAACCAAACACGATCTACAAAATTATGGATAGGTTTTATAACCAAATCTTGATCAAATGTAGTACCAGAAGCCCAATCTTGGTCAACACGCCAACCACCTAATGCAGTTTCAACCATTCTAAGGGCTTGTTGATTATATATGTCTCTAGCTTGTGAAATATTTTGGATACTACGGATAAGACCATCAAAAATTTGTGCAGTGCGTTTAGTTGCGCCATTACTAGAGGGTTTAACGGATATATCAAATGCAGTAGTTTCAATTTCTCCCATTATTTGGTCTATAACAGGAGAACATTGATCAAAAGTATACCTGGGTCTTTTATCAAGACTAGTAATAACATCAGGTTCCCATTGACCATCTGGTTTATTTACAAAATGATCTGAATCCCTAGATAAATCTCGATTATCGGTATCAACTTCTTGAACCCGCTCAAGATTTTTAGTTACATCAATATGTTTATTATAATCTACCATAATGATTCAAACTCCAAATCGTCTACTGCTTTTAATAATTTAGGCACAACTAAACTCATTATTACATCATCCGCTAAATTAGGTGATTTAATTTTCTTTCTACGCATTTCTTCCTTACTCATAGCCTGTAAAAGGCCATTAGAATTATATTTACGAGGCACCCGACATATCTCAGTCCGCAATTGATTCAATTTAGGATGCCTAGATGGTATGCTAATAATATAATCAGGATCTACATACTCTTTTTTAACAACCGCTCGCCAGGTATTATAAAATCTATCGGCTGCTCGCCAGTAGTATTGTGCACGTTTATTTTTAAATACCTCACGATTAGTGCGCTGCCGTTTAGGGTCCGTTCTACTTAAGTTCTTTGTAAATGACTCACCTTCGTATACACTATTCGGATCATCAGGCTTATTCGATCCTTTAAACATGACATAGTCAATGTGTTTACCTTTAAAGGTATTCTTTACTTGTCTATTTAATGCTGCACCTAGTCCATCTCCGTCCCAGACAAACAAGTCAACCTGATGTTCAATTGCTTTAGACGTTGCCCAGTCACACCCATCGTTGGCGTCACCAGTAGATTTTGTACCCATATCTAATATAACAGATCCATGGCGTATGACATAAGCTTTATCATCATTACCTATATCAGCAGGATCAAAGGCACATACTTTAACACCACGCGGTTTGAATCCAAGTTTTATATGTGAGTCTATGGCAGCTTCAAACCAATCTGGGTCAATAATTGCTTCTTCAACAGTGTCGTTATAATGGCCTAACCAGACATGATTATAGAGTGCTTTAGACATAGTACTTTTATCGTATAATCGTTCTTGATTTAATGAATCTGGAAACCAGGGATTGTCATAATAATTAATCCAGGTAATATAATGTAAATCATCTTCATATACACCAGTTTCTAGAAGCTGATCCATAAATGGCTCGAGAAAGCGTTGACTTATTGGATCAGCTGCTGACATTGGATTTAAAGACATCCATATTTCTGAATCATCTTCTCGTAAAGTTGGAGTTAAAAGCTTAAGTGAATCTTGTGATGTTGTCTGCGCTTCCTCGAGCCAGAATATTTTAAAGCCATACATTGACTTTACTGATTCAGGATTACGCGCTAACCCTTTAAACTTAAACGCACCACCTCTTTTATGGGTGATATTATTGCCACGCGTCTTAAAGCCTCGTAAGTTCATCCTAGCAATCTCAGCATTTAATAAAGAATATACTGAGTCATCAATAGAGTTCTGATACTCACGAAAACAACCAATCTTAAAGTGGTTAACTTGAGCCTTATGAAGGAGCATATCTGCAAATGATTGAGACTTAGCTCCTCCACGGCCCCCAAACGCTCCTTTAAAACGTTTCTGTTTATGAAAGAGCGGATATAATTTTTCAGGTATCTGTAACTGGGGCATTAGGACATCCTAACCCCACGCAATGCTTTTCGTCTAAAGGCTTGTTGTGCCATACGACTGGCACCTGCTCTAGGTTGAGGCCTAGGTTGTCTGCTACGACCAGCTAGACCGCGTATTAGACCACCAAAGCCACCACCTCCTGGTCTAGGTTGAGGCCTAGGTGGTGTACGTCGTCCAGCACCTGCCATGACTGCTTGTGCCGCAGCCCGTGCAGCCGTAGCTGTCCCTCTTTGTTGTAGAGGACGTGGTCGCCTACCAGATGTGGGACCTGCTCTACGGATTCCGGGATTGGTCGGACCGATGGCACGTCGTCCTGGAGCAGTAGGACCCGGCCTACGTGGTCTCGCAGCAGTCGGCCCACGAGCAGCTTGTCGACGCTGCAAGCTGGCTTGTGCTTGTAGCCTCTGAGGTGCTCGACTAGGCCTCCTAGGTCTAGACCTGGGCCTAGGTCCTAATGACGGAGTTGGTGCAACGCCTCTATTGGCCCGCCTAGGCCTGGGTCCTAATGACGGAGTTGGTGCAACGCCTCTATTGGCTCTCCGTGATCGGGTAGGCGCTCTCCGTGATCGGGTAGGTGCTCTCTGTGATCGGGTAGGCGCTCTTCGCATTTTTCTGACTCTTGGCATACTAATCTCCTTTGTTTAAAACGGTCCTGGTGTTTCGTCCACGTCCATCTTTTCTGTCTTCTTATCTCCACCTTTACCTTTACTGGCATGCACCACCTTTACTGTCCATACTCTATCGTCATCATCATCTTCCGGGTCAATACGATCTTTGTCATTCTGAGCCGGAATAGTAATCGCCTCAGCAAACAGTTTATTATTAGATTGTAGAGTTTCCATGACCTTCACAAGACGTGTTAACTCCAGACCATCTAAAATATCAACGTTCAACGCAGACTCAACTTTCTTCAGTAGGTTCTCTTCTATGTTAACAACGCGATCCCATATCACTAAGGCGCGTTGAGCAACTTGAACAGATAGTTCACGCCGTACTTTAGTATAAAACTCAGTTATCTCCGAAACGCTTTCTAGATTTGGAGCGTTTTGAACTTGCCAGTTGTGGTCGGTGGCATACTGTTCGAGTTCCGTTATGATAAAGCCATATTCTTGGCAAAGCTCAGGTATTGAGCTGTCTCCATACTCATACCTGAATCTTAATTTATCGAAACTAATTGCCGTATCCATGTTGTCTCCAAGTAAAATTATTCTATAATTTTAATTATTGCACGTTTACTGAATAAAGTAAACAATTACTTTTAGCGTAAGTCAATTACATTATTTGTAAAATTTGGTATATAGGGTTAGGTTAGGGCTCTAGTGTTATAGTGTTATAGTATTCTAGGGTATAGTGTATTTACATATCATGTAAAAGAGTTGTTAAAATGGTAAATCTGGGAAACGGGGCCTAGGGTATTTACATATCATGTAAAAGAGTTGCTAAAAATGGTAAATCTGAGAAACTGGCCTAGGGTATTTACATATCATGTAAAAGAGTTGCTAAAAATGGTAAATCTGAGAAATCTGGGAAACTGACCTAAGGTATTTACACATTGTGTAAAAGAGTTGCTAAAAATGGTAAATCTGGGAAACTGGCCTAGTGCTGCTTCTGAGCCTAATTTTTTTCTACACCCCACCCCTTCCCGACCGATTTAATATATAATAGCTTATTCTACTATAACTTAGTAGACTATAGATTATTATATAATACTCTATTCTACTATAACTTATAGTAGATTAATTTATTATATATTATTCTATTATATATTATTCTATTATATATTATTCTATTATATATTAATCTATTCTACTATAAGTTAATATACTATATTCTATTATATATTAATCTATTCTACTATAATTTAATATACTATATATTAATATACTATAATCTATTCTACTATAATCTATTATATATTAATTTAGTATAGATTAATTCAATGAATACCATTCATTAGTTATACCTGGTTCATATAATAAATGTCATTCATTAGTTATACTGGATTCATCATATGAATTTCTATATACCTGATGAATATTAATTATAATAAGAATTCTATTCTTGTAAAATAATTGTTTACTTTTCAATTTTATTTTTGTATAATAGAAATAAAAACCTAAAAAACAAGGAGAAAAGAAATGGAAAAATTAAGTGAACAATGGTGGTTTGAAAAAGGTGAAATAGAATTTATAGAATGTGGAGATAATAATACCATAGAAATTACTACATTTGATGGAATTAAACATGTATATAAAAATACAATAGCCATAGTTTGGGATACCACAGGAAAAGTTATAGTAGGATAGTTAATTCACAGTACTATTAAATAATTTAATAGTACAAACTAATTTACAGTGCTATTAAATAATTTAATAGCACAAACCAAAAGGAGATTACCATGATAACATTACAAAAGACTTATGACAAGATGATGGAAACTTTGGTAAGCTATGAAGAAGTTGATAGCTGTGATGTGAATCGAACATTTGAAAATAAAAGAGAAGCCATAAAAATTATTAGTGAATTGAAATTAGATCTAATGGAACTTAAAGAAATTACCAAAGTTGTGAAAAGTCAAAAGAATAGAAAATCACAAGTTTTAAATCTTCTGCTTGAAGATATTCAATCTATCAATGATATTTCAACCACCTTGGGAATCTCAAACAGGAATGTTTCTTCAATACTGTGTTACTTGAAAAAAGATGAATACCAAATTACCACATCAAGATTAGGTGGTGAAACTTATGTTGAACTAATTCAAGATTAATATCACCATAATTCAATAAGTCTTGCTGTAGTTCAAACTACAGCAAGACTTGTATTTCAAGTTGACACCAGAACTAGGCTCAGTACTTGAGTCATAGTATTTCCTGGAGCTGGGTCCTGGTTTACCAGTACGAATTAACTACTAATGAGGTTACGAAATACTGATACCAAAGTCACGAGCCAGATGGATATTGGCTACGAGTTAAGGGTCTATGAGCTATGGAATTACCTGGTAAGAAGTACTGGAACATGGTAAACTCTTTTACACTTTGTGTACAATATAATAGTATGAAATATCTATAGAATTTAGTAGTTAATTTTATTTAATAATATTAATATATTATAACTTTTAAATTGAATAAAGTAATTAATAGAGAAGAGTATTGGTATATCAACTCCATGTTTCTATATTAATTTTCTTGGATACAGCTCGTTTTAGTGAAAAACTCGTTTTAGTTTTTCAAGTATCTGAATTTATTAAGTATTTAAAAACGAGTTTAAACTGAGTTTCATAATCCCTTGATTTTATTACGGATTTTAACTAGTGAAAAATGGTGCTTAAACTATTGATTTTATTACATATAATTTTTAATATTTTTTTTATATTTTTTAAAAAAGTTGTTTACTTTTGCCTAAAACTGTGATATACTAATAATATAATAAAGATATGTAGAATTAATGATTTTCAGCAACTAAAACGAGCTTGGACAGGAGGTAAACTGATGCGCTTAAGACGATTTACAGCAAGGCTAGCTTGCGGGATTTTCTACATTGCGATACTCATATTAGCAATGTACATTGCCACAAGACCAATTCCCCAAGTTTATTACTCAGTTTCTCAAGAACGTTGTGTCAAGATTATCGATGCCCAAGGCAACGAATGCAACTGTACATCCCTGGCAAACTTA